CTTTTGTTGTAGATGGTGTTTGTACTTTTACAGGCCAAGAATAAACCTTAGTTTTTTTTCTTACAAAAGCCATAAAACTAAATAATATATATGTTTCTACACTTTAGCTAGGAAGTCAATATTTAGTAAGTATCTATGTGTAAGTTATAGTTAACTCATCGTTTTCTGTTGACGGAACAAGAGTATATGGAATCTCTAACATTTGTATTCCATCTTCTTCTGCATAAGCAACGTCACCAATATCTGCTTTTGTAGAAGATACTTCTACTTTGTTACCCGCAGTTGTTCCATGTAAGAATGTTAGGTTTCCTGTTGTTTCAGCAAGTGCAGCAGCAAAGAAATCCTTAGTTGCTAATGGTATAGCTTCTATAGAAACAGAACCAGTTATGTTTCTATTAACTAATAATGTTTCTTGAGTTCCACCAACTAACTCACGATAAACAAGTTCATTACCTACATCTAAAGAGATAGAAGATAAAGCACCAGAATGTGATAGTAACTGAAAACCACTTGTATTACCTTGCTTGAATATTAGAGGTGTTGCTTGATCTCCATGAGTGATTGTAGGTAAAGCTGTATCTGTTGGAGGGATATATATGCCTTGGAAAGTAAAGTCGATTGTAGGTATTTCACCAACAGATCCATTAATTACAAAACTGCCTCTTGCTCCAACCACTTTGTGTCTAACACCATCTGTGTTGTAGTGAATAGTAATTGAAGAAAAACTACTTGAAACAGGTGCATACACTACATTTGTTCCTGCACTAATTGTTTCACTAAAGCCACAAGCTTTTAGTGCATCTCCATATCTAGGTGGTGTAGCAACTGTCCCAGAGCCTGCAAGTTCTACGCTAAAAGTTACCTCAACATTTGTGTTTGCTAATAGTTGTTGAAAAGCACCTAAAAACGGTCTTACAACATCTCTACTTACAACATCGCTTGATTGTGGTGTAATACTTAAATCTCGTACAAGAACAGCATCAGCAGCAACTATTCCAGGATCTGATCCGTAGCTGCTCTCTGCTTCAATTAGAATTACTCTTTTTCTTGTCAGTAGTGCCATCTTTAGTTACCTCAGTAGGGGGTTCTGCTTTTTTTGTTTGTTGAACTAGCTTTGCTTTGCCAGTTTTGGGGTCAAGTATGTAAGTACCGCCCTCAGTTGGATTTTCATTTACCATCTTAAACAATCAGGGTTGGTAGGGTACAACTTTTATTATAATTCATGTGCTTAATTTGTTATATTCTGTTCTGTATTGTATTTCGTACTCACAAGTTATGACACCTGCAGGTTGATCTGCATCTAAAACTTCAAAACTTTGTGTTGATGGTTGTATATCAATCGCTAAACCTCCAAGAGTTGTATTAGTTAAGATTTTTGTATGTAAACTTTCAATAGTAGAATCAGCTATATTTTCTGGAATTTCTCCTCTAACAATCACGACAACTCTTATTCTTAATGTCCAATCAACTCTTGTATTATTAATATTAGGAGTATCAGTTATAGGTTCTAATACTAAAGCAGGAGATTCAGCTCTTGTTAAAGCTGCAACTCTAGATCTATAAATTCGTGTTCCTACTCCTGTAGTACCTGTAAGATTTGTTTTTATAGCAGCTAATATTTGTTCTCTTTTGCTAGCCATTTTAAACTTTAGTTAATGAAAGTATGCATAATTTGCCATCATCTATTTTCTTAACACTACGAACTTTATAATTTACAGAGTTAACTGTTAGCGTTGAATCAAAAGCTGCACTTCCTAAGTCAGAAGTTTTTGCAGTAAGTTGGTAATCAGTTGTCAATATGACACCATCTGCAATCATTTCATCAGGTTCATCTAAAATTCCTTTATAAGTTACAGAATTAAAAACAACTGAATCTTGAAAATCAGAAAAAAATGTATCTAAATCTTCAGTAAATGCCATAATAAAAAGCCCCATGAAAGGGGCTATATTTTTTATCCGTACTTCTTAGCAGCAATTAATGATATTCCGTAAACAAAAACAGGTGAAGAACCTGCTACTGTTTGAACTATCTTGATGAATCTTTTACATTCATCTTTGTTAACTGCAAGACTCTGAACAGATGCTGAAGTTGTTACTTCAGTAAAAGCTGCTCCAGACAAGTCTCCATAAGTACCACCTGATGTATCAGAATCTTGAACTTTAATATTTAAAGTTGGAGATGAGCCTGTTCCTGCTGCACAGTTAAGAACAAGAACAACATCGCCATCAAATTCTAATAAATCAATAGCACTTGATGTAGCTGTTGATGTAACAGAAGCAGATGCTACTGCTGCTGTTATATCAAGCTTTTCCAAGTTTTGTTGAATGATTGCCACTTTAAGTTTCCTCTGTTGTAGTAGTCTGTTTTTTCTTAGGTTTTTGCTTTGCTTTTGGCTTTTCCTCTACAACTTCTTCTTCAACTACAGTAGTAGTTTCTGAAGCTTCTATAGCTTTACCACTAAAAATAAGCAAGCGACCAACATTATTATCTACTTCAATAGTAGTGCCAGAGTCCGTTGGGACTCCAGCTATCATTGTTGATCTAATAAGTTCAACTTTCATATTATGTGCCGAAGCAGAATGCAGTTGGTTGCTTGATAGCAAAGTCAACATCTTGCAATGCAACAATTTTGACTGTACCGCTACCCGCTTTTGTGATTGTATCTACTGTAAGATCTAAACCACTCCACATACCAATACAAAACTGGCTGAAGTCACCAAATAGTGCATCGTTATTTACAAGTTGATTTGAAACAATAACTGGATAGCCATTAATCTCATTGTTCTCAAAAACGAACTTACCTGTATTAGAAGCAACTTCTGTACTCTTTAATGCACCTCTAGCAGAAGCATTAATGATGTAGAACATATTTGCTACATCTGCGTTTGCAGCAGCTACATCAGTTTCCATTCCGATGTACTCAGCGAATGTACCGAATGTAGTGATTGTTTGTGTACCAACACCAGTTGTGTCTTTAATACCCAATGGTTGGTTTGAAGAACCTGTACCATAGATAGCTGCATTGTCTAACTTAGTAGCAATTACTCGTGCAATATCGTCCCGAATCATTGATTCAACGTCTATAGATGACTGCAATAACAAGCGTCTTGTGAATTCAACAACTCCACCAACAGTTTTTGGTGTCATGTTCACTTGGTCGAACGCCTGCTGACTCTCGGTAGGCTCAGATCCTTCTCCAACGAAAAACCCTGTTGCTGTCTGAGTCATTCTAGGGATCGCAATGTTACCAGAAAGTCCTGTAAGCATTGTTGGGTTTGCAGCCATAACAGCCATTCTCTTACGAAGAATGTCTATAAAAGAACCAGAAAGCAATTCTGTTGGAACTAAGTTACCACCCGCAGTTGCAGTACCTACATTCAAGTCTCTTTGTAAAACTTCGTTAGGAACTAAGATTCCATTTGCAGGTTTGTCATAACGCTTAGATGCTTCGTCTGAAACTTCTCTTTCAAATGCAGCAGCTTCTTGTGCTGATCTGTCATTAGGGTTTGCTAAAGCATTTAATGCTCTTAAGAAGGAAAACTTCTTAACTTCTTTTGGTTCTAAACCAACTTCATTAGTTGTCATGTCTGTTGAACGAATTGGGGTATTGTTTGCCTCTGCCTTGTTTTTAACAAGATCGAGGATTGCTGCTCTTGATTCAACAATAGATTTGTTGCTTTTAATAAGAGTTTCAGCTATCTCTTCTGCTCCATACTCTCCGAACTCACGACATAATGAAGTGATAGATGCTGTACGAGCATTGTTTTCATCAATAGCACGTTGTACTTCGGCTTTGATGTCGATTTCAACGGATTTCTCCGTATCAACCGCAGTTTCTTTAGTTGATTCTTCCATGTTACGAACTTTGGGTGATGCGGAATCCTCCGCAGAGATAATCTCCTCGACTGGAGATTTACTTTCTATATTAATACTATTACCTTGAGAGGGGTCAATTAAACTTCTTCCGAAACCAATTGTAGGATCTGCTGGAACAGTAACAACTGATAGTTCATGTACCGACCAAGAACGAGCTAGCATTCCATCTTCTGTCTCATCAATATCATTAATAGAATATCCAAAACTTATACCTCGAATAATTCCATCTTTTACATCTTCTAAAATTTCAGATGCAAACTTATTGCGAGAAAAACGAATCTTTGCATAACCTCGCTTGGTTTCTGAGTCAATCCTAGCACTTTCCACTACCCCTATGGGTTTGTTCATATCGTGATTAAAGAGAACAGCACCGCCATCATTTAATCGAGACAAGTCTGCTGCACCTTCATCGTGGCTTAATATTTCGTTACCGAAATATCGTTTTACTGGATATTCAGAAGAAAAAGGAAACTCAAATGTTCTTGATTTCACATTTTTGAAATCAGTAACTTCTTTTCTTTCCAACTTGTCATCAGAATCTATTGTTCTGATTGCTGCGATCTTAGTTAAAGCACTAAATCTATGACCAGCGAAGATATCAGTCTCCTCACCATTTCTGTAGACCTGTATTAGGGCAGCAGGGTCATCAGCAGTACCATTTATTACAAAAGAACTACTAGGGACATCAATTTGACCATCCCTAACAATTCTTGTAATTTTACCTCTAGCAGTTCCACCACTAGCATTCCAGCGAACAAAATCGCCAGTCTTTAAAGCATCTGGTGCTGCTCTGTTGTCTTCAATAGTTTTTTGAGCCATAGTTTTTT